TGTTCTTTACCCGCACCCCTGAAAAAGGCCCCAGGAGTACCTTTTTTATTTGAGAACCCAGGGTCAGTGAATAGCGACAATGCACCGCTCATGGCCTCATCAGCGCGCTCTGGGAGGCTCCTAGGAGCTCTGTGCCCATCTGCTGTAGAGATTGCATCAATGACTGAGGGGCAACGCTCCAGCCCCTGACTCTGACAAATGCTCTGAGATGTTTGATTTGATTGATTCATGTCTCTTATATGATAGAGATTGTCATCTCAACAATCAAACTGGGCTTTTGTGTAGTATCGGTCATGGACCGTCCTGGACCTGGGTTTTTTGGATGTGGCAGTCATTGAACATCTCTAAATTAGATACATGTCCAACTATAGCAATTGCATAGTATAAGGCAACTATAATCCAGCAGATTGTCTCAATTACTGTTTTAGTCATGTTTTTGCGCTTTGCCAAGTACTACCTCTCTCGTCACTCTGCGTATCATATCCATGGCCATGTTCGCATCGTTAGCGTCAAACCCATCTATTTTGCATACACACTTTACTTTTTTATTATCATCCCCAGTCAATCCAGTGTCCTTACACATAGAGCATGTATATATATTCTCGAATTTAGTATTAATAGACATCAGACTCTCCATGTATCTCAGAGAATGACCTCCAGCCAGTAGATGTCAGGTTTGAGCTGTAGACCTCTCCTCTGGGCAATATTGGAGCCCAGGATGGGTCACAAAACAATCTATGATGCAGTACGTCATGCAGTTTGCCATCTGGAGAGAATGGAGACTCAACCCAGGCTGATTTGTAATGCCTACCAAACAACATGCGCGATAATAGCCCAGAGATTGATTTGTCATTTGGGAGGAGGATTGTCCCATCTGGGGACCTGTATGATGTTGAGAGATGCATGCAACGCTCATAGTCAGGATTTTTCCACCAGCCTCCCATGTGATGGTTTGAGTCTCTACTGTATAGGATGCCAACTGAGACCTCTGTCAACTTGACAACAGTCATGAATTGAGCCAAAAACTCAGGAGATTTTGTCCCTGGGTTGATTGGGCCTGCCATGGCTTTGCGCTTTGCTGCCTTTGCAGCTTTGGTCAATCTCTCTCTGTCCAATTGTTTCCAGCTCACTGGGACTCCTTATGGTTGCATACAGCATCCCATGAGTTTTGGTTATCAACAGCCCATCCTGGATTTGCTACAGCCCAGGCAATGGGAGAGTTTGCAGCTGACTGATACACAATCATCATGGCCTCCCATGACAAACCCATTGCCTGCCATGGTTTGCCTGGTTTCCTAGCTCTGATAATTGTTGACATTTGCTCTGTTACCTCAAAACAAACCTCAGAGCCAAAACTGGTTTGGGCAGTATATTTGGAGTTTGGAATGAATATCATGCCTCATCCTCCCAGCCATCAACAACTCCACACTCATACACTTTGGCAACAGCGTCCCATTTGACAAAATATGTGTATGACTCATCCCCAGCCAGAGTCCATCCAATGCATGGCTCATAGTGCTGTATTCTATTGGTTTTATCGAAATACAGCCCCAGAAACGTGCTCACGAATTGACCCAACTCAGAGCCACTCCATCTCCCTTTGCTCAACTCAATTGCTGCCTCTAGGTCTGGGAGGATGACATCAGGGAATCCATCATGGCTCCTGTCAATATGGATAATCTCATCCCCAGCCTCAAATTTGATATTTGCTCTAGTGCTCATGATGCTCTCCTGGGTTGCCTTGGCAGCTCTGCCATGACAATCTGCTTTGGGAGAAACCCTGAGCAAAAATAAGAGGTTGAGAATGTGATTTTATTCTCTCCAGAGAAATCAATCCTACTATCGAACATCAACAGCTGGAGGTCAGTGTCCATAAATAGTTTTTTAGGGGCTGAGTCATTGAGCCATGTGTTTGTCATCATCAGAGCAAATGGTTTGCCAAATGACATAGCTCTCTCAAATATGAGTTTTTTTCCAGTAAATGGAGGATTTGAGATTATGATGTCCCAATGGTCCTCCGGCTCATAGTTGAAAAAATCTCCTCCAGCAGGGTCATCTATATGGGAGAAACAAACATCAAATCCAGCATCAGAGATGACCTCAACAAATTGGCTGTCAACTTTGTCAAATGGACACCAAATGACAGAGCCCTTTGGGATATATTGGAGGATAGGTTTGACAGCAAATGCTGGAGTGTAATTCTCATCGTTTTTGCCCTTTGAGTATAGGACTTTTTTGCTGTCAATCATTTTATCTCCCAGAGTTGAGGCTCTTGGCTATAGTTATCATCATCAATACAATCAATGATGCCTCCTCCTCCAAATACTGGGTCCTCATCCTCATCTTTTATCAATGTTGGAGGCTCACGCCATGCCCAGACTCCAGACCAGTCCTGAGTCACAAATATTGTCCCTGTTGGATAATCATATTTAGGGAGAGGATTGGATGATAATTTCATTGATTGCTCCACAGTTTGAATTGCTCCAGGAATATCCCAGCAGCTGTTTTGGGATTCCAGGGTTTGATTTTGATGTCCAGAGGCAAATGAGGCCATTGGTCATCATGGACAATGCCTCTCAGCTGTAGCTGCTCAGTGACCAGAGCTCTGATGTCCATCTCTTTGACTAAACTGTCACACTCCCTAGGTAGTCCAAATTTTAGTCTGACAACAGCTGCAACGTCATCCTCAACCTTTTGATAGTCAGGGAGTAATAGCTTCAATGGAGCCGTACAGTCCCCAATGTATGCCTCATGAGCATCATGCAACAGCCCCTGGAGTTTCAACTCATCAGGGAGAGCCTCAGCAACTATGACAGAGTGCTGGGCAACAGAATAGAATTGAGGGACATGGCCAGCATATCTGCATTGATTACTGAGGCTGAGAGCAATGTCCTGGATGTAAATTGTTGATGCATCTGGATTGTCAAAATCAAACAGATGACCATTGAGTGTCTCAAATGAGCTCATTGGTTGCTCCTGGTATGGTTGTTTATTATCGGCATGTGATGCCCTCCTATAGAATCCCAGAGACTCAGCCTCCAGGATGTTATTTCCCACCCACTCATGACAATTGTGACATGTGCAAATGATATTGTTTTTGTCAATTGGACTCCCTCCTGGACCTCTGGCAAACCGCTCATGCATCTCAGACCATTTGCCTTGGCATCCAGGAGATTTGATTTCACATGATGGGCCTCTGGATAACATCATGAAAATCCTCAGATGTTTCCTAATCATCCAAATCCTCTCCTGTTTTTTCGAGACCTGCCTGATGCGCTTTTTGGTTTTGAGACCTCCAGACTGTTTGAGACCTTTGCCCCTGGATATTGGTTTCCCTCTGGACATTGGTTTCCCTGGTTTGAGAGGAGTTTTTCTCTGTAATGGTTTGCCGGGTCTCACGCGCTCTCATCATCAGTCAGAGGCTTCATAAATGCTGCCATTGATTCTGCTGGGTTTGGCATTTTTCCAAAAATCTCATCAATTATCGGCTCATCATATTTGACAGAGTAAAACAAATCAGAGTAACACTCAACTACTGTCCCTGGACCATTGGCAGTATGCTCAACTCTATCTCCTGGACTATACTGAGGCATTTTTGCTCCAGCCAGCCAGTGAGTTTGTAAATTCAAATGCTAACTCAACCAGGATGGATGGACCAGAGCATGTTTTTGGGTTTCCATTGACAAATGTCACAATTGCTGGAGTCCATCTATTGGATTTTTTGTAAGTTTTGACAGTCACAATCATTCCATTATTTATTGGATGAGAGCTGGTCTCAATGCCTATGTTTTTGATTGATATAGCCATCAGGAGCCCTCAGCTGTCTCAGCGTTAATCATTGCCTCATCAAATGTATCTCCGAGCACACCATTAACAAAATGTTTAAAATGAGCATCCCAGACAATCCATTTGCCATCTTTTTTACGTGTAGCACTAACTTTGTTTATACTCTCAGACGCGCGCCGGATGGCCAAACCATTTTGGATGTCCTCAACCATGTCTGTCCAATGGACTGAGTTGATTGTGTTGACATGTTCAATGGCAGATAATATACAATCGTTTTTGTGGTCAATCACAGACCATCCTGGAGAGTTTGGGACAGGTCCTCTGTCACAATATGGGCAGGGAGGCAGTTTGGTTGCATTGCTCATACTTTATTCCTGTCATGCTCTGCCAGGAGGTCAATCCATCCTTTAGCAGTGTTATCAATCCTGGCCAACAATTCTCCAGCCTCTCCCATTGGATAATCCTCATTTGATGGGTTTGCCTGGGCAATGAATTTTTCTAATTGTCTCCTAAGGTCCCTGTATTTGAACTCAACATTATCCAAACGCTTTGTCATAAATATATTGATGGAGATTTCATTCTCCAACTGGACTGAGAGTTTGCCAATGATAGTCTCTGGAGAGATTTGCTCTGGTTTCGTATTATTTGACATTCTGAGCCTCCATTGATTCTGTGCTCCTATCTAATACAATTGATATACACATGGCCTCAGCAATATCTGGACCAAATATCTCAACAAAATCAGGTCTGGTTGCCTCTGTTGCTGAAACCAATGTCCCAACGATTTTGCCAGAGAGTCTCCTCTGTTTGCCATAGCCATAGGACAGGACAACTGGCCTCCCTATATAGCATGTTTTGTGATTCCATCTGGGGCCAAACACTCTACGCTCAACGCTTTTGGTCCCATTCTCAAATGCCTCAAAATGTTTGCCATTCAATGGTATAAATAGCGGTTTTATTTGTCCAGTCAATTGCGCCTCCTGGATGTTAGGTGTTAGCCTTTTATGCTGATGTATCTATTGCGGGAAATTGCCATTTTTGGAATGCTGCCCACGCTGCTGGGACTACTGGCTCAACCAGTTTGGCCATTGCATTTGCATATAGCTGCATCTCTCCCTGAGCATGTGAGTCCATTCTGAGCCTTAGAAAATTAAACAGATTATGCATGTTTATTTTCCAGTACCATTCAGTGTAGCTAGATAGAGGCAATACAACTCTGGCCAATTCTCGGCTAACACCCATGGACAATAAATGTTGATAACTTTCCCATGATGATTTGAATGAGTCAGCCATAATTTGCTGAGCCAGTGATGCATCCTCTATTTTTATGCCATCGCTGGCCTGCTTATTTGTTGAGTCCTGACCCTGTATTCTCTGCAATGGTGGGAGGTACATGTCCTCTGGCATCTCAGAATATCTACCAGAATACTCATTGATGCTGGCTGTTCTATGTCTGACCCATTGACGAGCGACAAAAATTGGCATCCTACATACAAATTTAAACTCAACCATCTCAAATGGGGTTGTGTGTCTATTTTTATATAGATAATCAATCAGCTTTGAGTCCTCTGTTTTTGTTTTTGTGCCTTTGCCGTATGATACGCGCGCTGCCTGGACAATTGAATTGTCATCCCCCATGACATCCACTAGAGATACAAATCCATGGTCCAGGACTCTGATTGCCCCCTCTGGGACATCTACTATCAATGATTGTTGTGTTTCCATGCTATTGCGCTCCTCGTGGATGATTGGTCTCAATTGAATTGATTAAATATGTTAGGTATTGTCTAGCCTTTTTTAGGTCCTTGACAGTCTCCTCTCCTGATTTCTTGCCAGCTCTCTCAATATATTTGTCAACATTGCCTAGACAGAATCCGGGCCCCCAGCCTTTGGCGAAAATGACATCAATTTCCTGCTCACAATTCATGGGCTCTGCCAGTGAATAATGGCTGGGATTTTCAATTTGTGTATCTTTATTACTACTCACAATATCTCACTTTTTTTATAGTTATAAATAATCATTTGCAATATCCCCAGGCAATCAATTTGGCAATCCCTGCCTCAACAGAATCAACAACAGCAACCCTCCTCCCTAATCCATGGAGGATGTCCAACTGGTCATGCTGTGCCTGTGAGATTCTGCCTGATGAGGATTTGACCTCTAGATGGGCTCCTGTTGACTCTGGATAGTTGGGAGGGACCTTTGGGAGGTCAATGTCTGGCCAGCCTGTTACAGTGCCCAGCTGTTTGTTTCTGCCTGCATACCTGACAGCAATGGCATGAGCCAATTGCCTGCCCTTAGCCTCTCCCAGTGCTCCAATGAGATGCTGTCTCACAACTCCCATCAACTGCAACTCATTGGGAGAGTGATGATGAGGGATTCTATTCCATGTCATGTATTCAATCAGAGCCAAATGGACCTGGGTTTCTGTTTCTTTTTTGACAACCATCAGGACTGTTTCTCCAGAGCATCTCTCTCAAATATGGCCAGGATTTCTGCTCCCTCATAACGGAGCCATGACAGTTTGGCTGGGTCATCAATACCACAACTCTCTAGATGGGCATGGACATTGCCTAGAGCAACATATTTGACACACAACCAAAACCTAACCCAGGGACTCATATTTTCCCATGCCATTTTCTATCTATAAATATTCTCAATTCTATTCCAAAAAAATGGACACTATATCTCAACCGCTCTATGTCATGCCATTCTTTACTGATGCCAATATATACCCAACTATCATTGGGAAATTCTTTGGTCCATCGGTTATACAGCATGATTCTCCTCAATCGTTTTTTATACATCCACATTACCCTTTGGCAACCTCAGCCCCCTGGCTCTCCCAGCTTTGACAATTAGGTCTCCATTGGCAACCAGTTTGTCTATATGCAAATTGACTGACTGGACAGATTTAAACCCCAGATGGAGTTGGATTTCTCTGTAGGAGGGAGGGTCTCCGGCTTTGAGACGTTTTTTGACATAGCTCAAAACCTTTGCCCTGGATTGTCCTAGCTTACTAAATGCCATTATTCTGACTTTGAATTTGAGTGGCAGGCATTGTCAATACAGTCCCATTGCTAAATTTCATTTTAATTGCTCTCAGATTTGAGTTGTCAACAACCTCAATCATTTTCCCAGCATGGAATTTTCTAACCCCTGGACCATCAGAGATGATTTTAACCATATCTCCATTGTTTGGTCTGGGAGGCTCAACTATATCTCCAAACTTTTTGACGAATTTTTTCCAGTAATTTGGGGGCATATAGTCAACAAACAATGTCCCGTTTAAATGGTCAATTTCATGCAGTATGACAGCAGCTCCCATACCATTTGTCTCATGAGTGCAATCATTCCCAGCTGGGTCCTGGTATTTGACAACAATCCTCCTGGCTCTGGTTGTTTTGAATTTCCATCCTGGGATGCTGAGGCATCCATCATCAATGACCTGTAATCCATCAACAGCAACAACCCTGGGATTGACAAAAACCTCTGGGAGTTTGATTGTCTCTGCACTCTGATTGGTTATAAACATGCTATAGTCCAAACCACACTGGACAGAGGCAATGCCTAGCCAGCCCGTATTTGACATCATTGCTGTATTACTTGCAATAGTCCTCATCCCATGAGCCCAGCTCATGATTGTGTCCTCAGTCTGATTGGTCATCTTAGTACTGGGGACTCTCAGCATTGGGTCTGGATATGTAACTATTTTCAGTGTCTGTGATGGTAATGTATTTGTCAATAATGACATTTGCTCTCCTGTTGGATGCGCTCCAGCTTTGTCAATAAATGCCCAACCATGTGTGTTTCATATATATGACAATGAGGTTTGGTGGAGTCACACATGCTGGGCTTGGACTTTGATTGTATACAGATTGACAGTATATGTCAAACTATATATTTGTATACCTTGGACGTATGCTGTCCACTCTATGGAGAAACTTAGTCAAAGGACTATTATTGACTCCAGTGATGACTGTTTTGAGGACTCCGGCATCAATGCTCACAGTGAATAAGAAATCCCATCCCAGGAGGAGTTTGAGCTTTTGCCAGAGGGTCAGATGATGAGCCTGGACAATGTAATATTTTAGACCAGGCATGTCCCTCATAAATTCAATACTGCCAGGACTCTGGTCAATGAGAGGAGTTTCTCCCAGATTTGATTTTTTTGTATTGTGAAACCATTCCAGAGAGCCCTGGGCTTTTTGAGTTGTCCAATCTGGATGAGGTTTGACTCTGGCTGACTGTGCTCTCATTAGACTGAATTCCCTATTGAGAATGCTGCCCACAAATACTCCTGGCCTTTTTTGGTCAGTGTATAGTCATGGCCAGGATAATCATTTATAAGCCCATGCTCAATAGCTATCTGGCAGGATGTATGTCCCTGATGGAAACCAGCTGCACATTTGAGGACAGCCTGGTCAACAACGTCCCTTTTTTTCATGGGTCCAAAACTGGCATAAGCATGGACCTCCTCAATTTGCTCATCTGTAATCATTGTTTTTGGATTGTATCTAGGCATTGAATAAATCTCCTTGTAATAAGTAATTTTTGACATCCAACAGGAGGCTCCTGACCTCCACTGGAGTCAATGATTGGCCAAACGTGACTGTCCCACATTTGCAGTTGCACTGGAGAGCATAGCCCCCAGGAGCTGTTGATTTTTTGCTGTGACGTTTGCCACACTTTCGACAGGGAGGCTCAATGGCAGCAATAGCATCATTGACAGTCTCCAGGAGGTCCTCCTTTGAGATACTATTTGCCATCAGTCAACTCATCCTGGATTTTGTCCCACTCTGGCAGATAATATATTGATTTTCCAACATCCAAATATTTGCTCCAAAACCATTTTGTAACATCATTCCAGGGTTTTGTGATGCTGGTACCATAGGAGAATGTTGGAGACTGGTTGCCTCTACAAAACACCCCCATCAAATGAGCTCCACACCAAATAGACTGGGCATCCCTTAGACCTATGTAATAAATCCCAGATTTTGGACACTGGAAAATATTTGTATAAACTTTTTTTCTCCAGGTCAGAAACCTCCAGAGATTTGGAGAGAATTTTGGGTCATTTTTGGGATTGATGAGAGCATTGATTCCCCACGCTGGCTGATCTCCTCCAACAATAATGTCTGGCAAATCAATCATGACTGGACCTCAATTCCAAATGGTTTGCAAGTCTCCTCAGCAATCTCTGCCATTGACAACTCAACAGCATCCTCAAAATTCACAATGGAGAATCTCCTCAGCTCCTGACAGCCATCCTTTTTGATTCTATACTGAGCAGGTCCTCTCTCATAGATTCCAGCAATGACTCCAGTCCAATTCCTGGATGCTGGTCCATATTTGACGCGCGCTCCGTCTGGGAGGGTCCTCTGAATGTTGTTGACCTTTGCCCATTGCCTCTGGGCATCATCTAGCAGGTCATCAACAATGTCATCCATCTGGTCCAAATCATCCAGGTCATGCATCTTACAACTATAACCAATATCCTCCAGCTTTTTTGCTAAATCATAGCCTGAGTCCCTCCTGTAATATTGGGAGGCAATGTCCTCAGCCAGAGTCTCTCCAAATCCAGTCATGTCCTCAGCTGTTTTTGCAGCTGCCTGGACAATCATTGACCTCTCAACCTTTGGCCTGGGCATCCCAGGCAACTCTGTCTGGGTCATGATGTTGCCTTTATTATCATAAATCCCCATCCACTCTCCTCAATGTATTTTGTCAATTGAGCATATTCAATAACAGATGAAATACATGGATGGTTTACATTGTGCTCAAAATATGCCTTACTAAATCCAATGGCTGTCCTGTACCTCTCCTCCTTTATTGCTGTTTGACGTATTTTGCAATATGGGGATTGGACTGCCTGACTGCCATCAGTTAGAGTTGTATGACACAAAAACTCCTCCTTATATTTTCCAGCTGTTTCCTGGTCAATACCAATCATGCAATATTGACATTTTTTGAGATGATGATTTGTAGAGACAATGTGAAACTCACACTCTCCATGACAATGGGACATCTCCTCATCTGGAGCACCTGAGTTGCAGGTTTCTTTTTTGCCCAAAATACAATCATCAGGAGACTCTCCACACGGAGCCAAATCATCCCAGAGGCATGCACATTCTCCACTGGGAGCATGCAGTCCATCAAACCCATTATTTTTAGCCAACTGTATATGGCCTAATTCTTTATATTTCACTTTGCCGCCTTTACGTGTTTGTATGTTTTGCGCTTGACAATAAAATTGATTGTGGGAGGAGTTGTGTCATATTTGACAGCCAACTCTCTCTGAGTCCATAGTTTTTTGGCATAGTCTCTGAGGATGAGAGATGCTGTGACATCCCCCAGGTTTGGAGATTTGTTGAGTTGCTGCATGGAATGTTTTGAGATGGCTTTGGAGTTTCTCCTCACTGGCCTGGATTTTTTTGGCAACTCTGTTCTTGACAGAGCTCTCTGGGCCCTCAAAAAATTATCAATACTATTCTGAGTCATTCGGTTTCTCCACTGAGGAGTTTAAATGCAATTTCCATTGATTGTGGACATTGACCATTTCCAGCGGCTTTAAGTCTGTCCATCCTATTGGCCAACCCATCAGCCACTCCGCAATAGCTGGTCTCAGTCTGTGGTTTTTCTGACCACACTGGCAACGTCTGCCTACGAACTGAGGCAACGTGTCCTGTGTGCCCTTTGTTATTGGTTTGTTTGCATAATAATTTGTTATTACGCTCCTTTTCCAATCTGTAGCTGTCGGAGTAGGCCAACACCCAACACCTTTTCCTTTGGTGTGGGGAATTTGCGTCATCTGCTCCAACAATACCCCATCTAGAAGCATACCCCATTTTGGCAAGGTCACTAATGACCAATGCAAGTCCTCTTGAAATAAGCATTGGTGAGTTTTCCACCCAAACGAATTTGGGTCTAACTTCACCCACGATTCTCGCCATTTCACTCCATAGCCCAGACCTTTCTCCATCAATTCCGGCTCCTTTACCGGCTGCGCTGATGTCCTGACACGGGAATCCTCCAGAAACAACATCAACAATTCCTCTCCATGGGTTTCCGTCAAAGGTGCAAACGTCTGACCATATCGGGAATGTTTCCAATGAGCCGTCATTTTGTCTAGCTGCAAGTATGCTAGCGGCTGATTGCTCCCATTCAACTGCACAGACTGTTCTCCATCCAAGCAGTCTCCCTCCAAGTATTCCACCACCAGCGCCCGCGAATAAAGCCAACTCATTCATAACTCCTCTTTTGTCATTGTTATTGCAATAGGCTCATAGCCTAATAATATTGATAAAACAGCATCAGCTTGGTCTACCATTATTGGTTGTTTTTTAGATACAAATCTAAAACCAACACTCCTGGCCTCCTCAACACTTACTGGGAGGTTTATTTTAAGACCCATACTCCTAGACATTGCATGTATTCTTTGAGCTTCTCGTGTGGTAGTTGTAATAATATAACCTCCAGAGACATGGGCCTTTTTGATTAGGTCAGTTGTTTTGCCTGAGCCTTTGGGTCTGACATCAATGTCCATTGTGAACCTCCTCCATTGCATCAACTCTCCTCATTGCAACATCCATCTGGACATCCTTTGAGACCATGATGATTGCTCCTCTCAGTTTCTGGGATAAATTGTGACTCTCAAACTCCAGAAAATCCTCATCTGTCAGGACTGCATGGATTGAGTCTCCTGGTTTGAAAATTTCAAAACTGGCTGAGCCATTCTCTGCATCCATCCTAACAATGAATCCCTCTGGGATGGTCCCAGCTATAAAATTAAATATACAATCCATCAGTTTGCTCCTGGGTTGATGCTTGGGATGAGAGCTGCTGCTCCATGAAATTTGGCCATCCAACTCAGGTTTTGAGACTTGACAGCTGTGCCAACAGAGGCAACCAGATTGGCCAGCTCTGGCTCCTGGTCAATCATCTCCTGGGCTTTTTTGAGACCATGGTCAATTGTTTTATGGTCCCTCCCTCCAAAACTGTTGCCAATATCAACCAGGGTCATCCCCAGCTCTCTGCAAAGGAGAATGGCAATCCATCTAGCATGGCAATGATTTTGAGCGCGTGATGGCCCTCTCAGGTCTGCTGATTTGAGACCCCAGCATCTGGCAATAATAACCTGGATGAGAGCAACTCTAGAATCAATGAAAAATCCAGACATATTAACCCCAAACCAGTTTGTGTTTGACATGGACATTTGCTGGAGTGACTCTATACCTCCAGAGACCAGTGGACCCTAGAGTTTTTTCTGAGTCAACCTGGTTGCTCCCATGCTCTGCTCTCCTAAAACATCTGATGGCAGCTGAGATGGATGTTTCCATTGCATTGACACCAACAGCATCCAGAGCTGATTTGATGCCTGGGAGAGTGTGCCATTGGCCATCTGACATGACCTGATAGACAGCTCGCGCAACTTTTCCCAGACGTTTGATGTCCTGAGTGTTTCTATTGTCCCCCAGAGGGAGACCCATTTGAGTGTTTTTGATATTCATGAAATTGACTCCATTTGATTGTTTTGTTTGTGGACCTCAATTGCTGTATCAATTGACTCCCTGCCTCCAACTCTCCTCCAATCATGCTGGACTGGATAGCGGTTGATTTTTTTGAGAGTGTAAATGACAAAACCCTCTGGGCTGTTTGAGATTCCTTTTTTGCTTACTGCATTATGCCATAGACAATAGCCATGGTCTGGATGGCCTGGGAGCTTGCAATTGGTGCCAAATCCACAACGGACTGGAGCCTCTTTGCTGGAGATATGAGTTGAGATTGTATTCTCCCAACGACATTCCCCCCAAAACCTTTTGGCATAAGGCCACGCAGCGACAAAGGCTCCATGGCTATTTGCTTTTTTATCAGCTATTGTTTTGTCTTTTAACCATCTGATGATTTGGTCCAGCTCTTCCTGATTCTTTGACTTTACATTAACTAACCATTCCAGAGACTCCTCAACTGGACCAGGGTCTCCATTGGATGTCCTGCATCCTTTGGCATAGATTGGCCAAAATGTCTCAGAGTGCCAGTCTGTGAGTTGTTGTTTATTCAAAAAATCAGAGAGAGGTTTTGGCCATTGGGTTTCCTCTATCAGGTTTCCACAATCAGGATTCAGGTTTCCGCAATCAGCAATCAGCGCGGTTGGCTCTGGAATTTCCTGGTCTTGTTCAGAACTTTCATGGGATGGACCCATGCTAAGTCTGTCCTGTTGGTTTGTCTGGCTAGAATATCTCACAAATTTTGATGGTTTCTCCTTTTCTTTTTTATGAGGAGATTGATGGGTTGAAAATGTTGGCAGATACAGGAGAGCTTGGTCTCCTCCTGTATAAGGGATGACAAACCCCTGGGCAATCAACTCATCAATCAGAGGCTTTGTGTCTATATTCTCAAATGGAAATAGCTGGCCTTTGATTTTCCTGGGTCTATTCTCTAGGGTCCCAGTCCAGTCAGCAATCCCCCATAATCCTATAAACAACAATCTGGCATAAGCACTGCACTCAGACAATTCTGGATTTTCAAAAAAACCAGGTTTGATGTTTCGAGCTCTCATTTATTGTCAACCTCCAGAACTTTCCCTCTGTGGAATGAGAATGGCAACCGTCTTAACTCTGGGAGGACCCATAGAACCCTGACCAATTTTGTTGAGACCTCATCTATTTCAGGAGGGAAAATCTCAACAGCCTCCCTACGTGGGCCTACAGTTTCATTTTTGATGCGCTGGAGATGCTCCCAGGAGATGTCAATTTTTTTGTCTAATCTTTGGATAAATAGAACATCTGAAATCATTGGAGGTTGTTGCAGAGTGTCTGCTCTGTACTCTCCAGCCCATTTAAACATATTGATGGTATAGACACGGTTTTTCCATGCCTGCTGGATTGGCCATAGAGAGATGGCTTGGTTTTGTTTTTTGACGAGCTCCAAATGAGCTCCTGATAAAGTCTGTAATTGACCCCCGAAAATAATACCCTTTGCCATAATATTTGCCGCCTTTGCACTGTTAGACATTTGTCTGTTATTGGATGGGAATAATATTACACACAATGGGGACAGGTTGTCAAGTCTAGTCCATAAGCTCCAGGAATGACTTGAGCAACGCGCACATAAAAAAGGCAGCAGCTATCAACAATGATGGAGGGAATACAAATCCAATGCATAAAAAAACAACTCCGAAAAATAAGCAATTGATTGAGGTCATACAATCATTATACTATGGGCACAAAAAAACCCAGGAGAGAAAACTCATCCTAGGCTAAAACAACCAATGGGCGCAATCACTGGCTATTTTGAATTAATCAAATAATTTAGTGACCCAGTTTTTAGCCCATTCCAAACCTTTGTCAAATAGGTCCTCAGCCTCATCCTCAATCAAATCATAGACAGTTTCAACCTGGTCCATAACAGATTCCAGGATGATGTCCTCAGCCCAGTCAGGGATGTCAATCCCTTTGGCCTCTAGTTTGTCAATGAGGTCCTGGCATGCTTCTGAGCACAATGCCATAAATGGACCCTGGAGGAGGTCTCCTAGCTCCTGGTCAAATTCTGGCTGGTCAACATCAGCAACCGATTTGGCAACAGCCTCAGCAATTACATCTGGAGCTGAGTCCAGGAGAGTTTTAATGGAGCCCTTTGGGGTTGCATCAATGCTGTCAGATACCATCTCCAGCAATCCCTGCTGAGGACCGGGGATATTTGAAACAACAGAGAAAATCCCCTTAAATATTTTCTTTCGTTTTGTGCGTCTTTTGGCCATTACATCAGCCCCAAATTTTTTGTCTCTACGTGCTTTGATTCTTTCAAACATTCTGAGTCCTTTTTTTATGTATTTTTTATTTTGCGCCTGAGTATGGTTTTAAATCTGATTTGAGCATGAGAGTATATGAGAATTTGTCCCCCCAGTTTTTGCCTGCATCAGTGATGAGACCCCATGCTAGATTCCAGTGAATGTTTCGAGCTAGTACCTGGCATGCCAGACTCCAGTTGTCAACAAATTTGCTCTCTGTTGTGTAGCTGGCATGATGGAAATTGCATCCAATAAATGCATCATCCTGGTCAACAGCTCCTGATAATTTGAGAGAGCCATCTTTGTCATTGTCTCTCCAGAAATCCATTGGACCAATCTGTCTCAATGCCGGATATTTGTTTTGATGCATTCCAATACCCCAGCATGATTTGTAGTGTCCAGGGACTAGGATAGCCAGACCAGCTGAGTTGCTAGGTTTGAGCCTGCCCTTTGTGCCAGGGTCAGTAGTGCCTGGGAAAATCCAGCAATCAGTCCTGTCTGGAGTTGATGGGTCAAAAATGATGATGTCATCATTGAATCTGTTGGAATCCTCCTGACCTGGGTCATCATTCCTGATGCCCACAATTGTCAGGTCATGAGCTCTGAATTTTCCATGACGGTCAAATCCTGTAAATAGGGGATGACCTTTGGCCTTTACAGCCTGAGCAATCTGCTCTGGGGAATATTGATTTAATTGTCTCAACGCGCGCCTCCTGGTTTGCTAGTTATCGGTATTTGATGGAGATGGACCATGCTCAGAGTCAAACAGCTCCTGAGCCTCTGCCTCTGCCTCTGTGCCAACTCTTGTGCAATACTGAGCCTCATTGTCCGGCTGGCTCATCATCTGTTGTCTCAGGCAGTTTCTCTCTGCCTTAGCCCCAGCAAATTTGATGCCCTGTTCTGACAATGCCTCAGACACTGCACTTTTAATGTATGGCTTAGCTAGTCCGACAATGAGAGCCTCCCACAATCCAACAGCTTTGCCAACTCCTCCAAATGTAGAGATTGCAATCAAAGCAACCAGAGCAATCCCCAGAGGAGATTTCCAAAAAGCTTTTTTGGCAGTGTCAATGGCATCCTCTGCAACGTCCTCAATTCTATCTGAGAGGGACTCCTGGTCATCAGTCATTTTAGAGCCTTGATTATAATTCCCAGCTGTCCATTGACAGTCCCCAGAGCTGACTGAGTTTTATTAAAATGCTCAGCCTCCAGCTTTGAGTTTGATTTGACATCCTCACTGAGGGCCTCCATTGCTTTGGTCATGCGCGCCTCTGACTCAGTGATTTTGGCCTCCATTCTGACATCAGCCTGTTTGAGGTTTTTGACCTCAACTAGAGTCTCAGCCAATACAACTCTAAATGTGACAACAGCTGCCAGGACTCCAAACAATATGGCAAAAAATGGGATGGTTAATTTTTCTCTCCAGACCAAGGATGCTGTTGCATGTCCTGATTTGTCAAACTCAATCTCCAACTCATCAGTCATCAGGATTAACCAAGTATTTTGCATCCAACATAATTGCATCATGGATTGATTGGGAGCTGTTGACTGTACAACGACAAACCCCAGGAGATGGATTGTCCATCTGTGGGAATGTTACTGAGTCCAAATTGTAATCCTCCATGACCATTGGAGTTCTCAAATTATCAGCCAGGGGGATTAACCCAGAGTTTGTTTTTATAGGGCCATCAACTGTATACTCCATAAATACCTCTTCTATACTGGGACAATTGTTGCAGCAGGGCTGACAACTAAATTATCCAGATTATTATTTGCCTTAATTGGCCCGGAGGGAGACCCTCCTGATGATGCAATTGCAAACTTTGGAAAATCAACAACTCCAGTTAAGTTGACTGGAGACCAGGCAAAATCAATAGTTGTAGCCCCTAATTCCAACCTCACTCCTCCCTCTTGAGATGCCTGATCCAGTGCAAATGTTATCTGTAAATTACCAGACAATAATGATGTAGCTGGCATCGTGAAATTACCCAAAAATGATGGAGTCAATGATGCAAATTCAATAACCCTGCCAGATAACGTCTGAGGATTTGGCTCTCCATCAATAACTAATAGGAAAAAATCAAAAGTAGTAAAATCACCAATGACGATAGCTAGATTGAACCCATCATCATTTGGTATGTCTGCATTAATTTCATAATCAATTTTTGCCTCAAAGCTGCCAGCACTATGGCCAGATATATCAATTATATTTGCCAACTGTGACACCTCAATTGAGAATAGTGTACCTGTTGCTGATGCTGGAGTCCCAGGGTTTCCTGTGTCATATTTGAATGATGTTGACAATGGAGTTGCTGTAATAGTATGCACTCCTAAATAATCAAATTCATTGCCACCCCAAACACAAACATCATCTCCAATAGAATATCCATGAGCACCATTTGTATTTGCTGTGACTATTCCAGCGGTTGCTGTAGCTGATAATATTGATATAGAAATACCTGTCTTGGAGTCTAATGGTAGAGATTCTGAAACAATTTGTAGTGTTTTAGAGGTAGGTTCAAATAGATTGAATAGAGCCCAAGCTCCTCCTCCTGGATTCTCCTCTGGCTCTGTACCAGTTAGAGGTCCATTGGACCTATTGAATGAGTCAATGAGTTTGACAACAGATTCTAAACCATCAATTATGGAGCTTCTGACTATGCTGCCAGAAATAGCGCCAGATGCGTCAGTAATGCTCATGCTGTACCAACTGCATACTCCTCAGTCACAACTGGAGAGCCAGCTGCAGATTCAATGAGAATCCACTTAACAATACCAGTGATTGTTTCGGTTCCCTCTCCTAGAGGAGATGACTGGTCTAGCTGCATTGCAGCAGCTGATGCAGGCTTTACCTCTGCATTTGATACATATAAATTAACCGTCCCGCCTTTGATAATAAGAGAGCCTTTCTCAGTTGTCCTGCCATGACGCTTAGCAAAAGCATTATATGTCTCGTATGTTGTATCTAGTGTCAATTGTTGCATGGTTTTATCCTTTCCAGTAATGCCTAGGACCGCCGATTCTGACAGCCCAAAAAATGAGTTTTTGTTTAAATTTGCTTACGCCTAGTTTTTCAATTGAGAGGAGGTCAGCAAATATCAAATCACACTCCCTCCTATTATATACTCGCGCCTGGGTTTTGTATAACCAGTCATGCACAACAGCTGCCTGGTTGCCATCTCCATTGGCTGGGATGAGCCATCTGCACCATGATGGGACAGAGAAAAAATCAGTGACAAACCCAGTTGGGACTGTATGAGATATTGTGCCTCTATAAGTTAAGACATCAGACCAGAATGGGAGCTGTCTCTCTAGAGCCCAGTTTGGTCCTGAGATATAACGCACAATTAGCTCATCAGTGAATCCACTCATGATTAACTAGGGATGACCATGTTTGCATTTGGGAGGAGATTATCATCAAAATCAAGGATGATTGCATCAACAGCAGCAACAGCCTCAACAATATTATGATGAGGGCCGTTTGTTGCATCAATAACAACAGCAGCAATTGAGTCTTTTATTGGAGCTCTGAAATCCTCCAGGTCCCCAATCCAATCAATCTGAGAGTTGCTCAATGGCTTAATCACTCCAGCCATCTGGACATCAGTGACGCCTCTCCTGATTTTTTCCTTGTCCATGACTCTGTGCTCCTTACCTCCTCCAGGCTTTGGACGGTATGACTTTGGCCATGACTCAACAGTTGGAATCTCATCATCATCCATGATGTCCATTGCCTCAAACCCTTTGAACATATGAGCAACAAAAACATACAACACCGCAAAAATTGAGGCTCCAGATTGAGTCAGCTGGCCAAAGAATTTGGCGCCAACTTGGTTGTCTACATAGACACATTTGCTCAGCTTGTATGCTTGCAAATCATTTGGGATGCCAGCTGTGTCATGAGAGTCCAGGACTGTTTGGATTTGCTCATCAGTCAAATTCTCAATAGTTTTGATGATGATATATTTGCCAAATGTTGAGACAACTGCATCAGCAGCAATGGCAGACAAATCTGTTTTAAATATGTTTAAATCAACCCCAGTGACTGGGATTTTTATTGAATAACTATTCATGTGTACCTCACATTGAGACTAAAAGTAAATCATCCAGCCATGACCCAGCAATCCATCTGAGTAGCTGAGGGCTCCAAACAATATCATCCCATAGAGTTGCATCAGCAGCGCCTCCATGACCTAACCAATTTTTTCCATCTTTACTGGACATGACTCTATTAACTCCAGAACTAGCAACAGCTATCAATTGCCCAATCTCTGGACACCATTCAATAGCCCCCCAGCCATTTGGGTCTGAGACTGTTTGCAAATCCCACGCTGTACCATTTGAGCTGGTCATTACCCCAGCTCCTCCAGCATCAACAGCAACAAATAATGATAACTCCTGAGCCCAGACTATATCTGACCAGAGTGCAACTATTGGAGGAGTTTGCAAAACCCAGGACAGCCCATCTGTACTCGTCATGATTCTGTCTCCAGCTCCAGAGAATGCAACAGCAACAAACATCCCCAACTTTGGAGACCATGTGATTGCCTCCCAGCCAATGATGCTGGCTGGAGTGCCAGACACAAATGTCATCCCATCAGTACTGGTTGCAACCTGGCCATCATCAGAAACGACTACAGCCAAACCTAGCTCTGGAGACCAGGTAACAGCTCTCCAGTCTGCATTTGCAGCTGGCATGGATGCCTGTGTCCAATTCTGCCCATCTGAGCTGTATGCTCCATGCCCAGCTCCTCCTGGTCCTCCTCCTGCATCAGCTGAGACAAAAAATAAACTTAACTCAGGAATCCAAATAACATCTGATGCCCTTATTGAGGAGGCTGGTCCAACTCCAGTCTGCCAATTTTTACCGTCTTTGCTATATTGCATTCTATTTGGCCCATTATGAGCACATGCAACAAACAGCATCAGCTCTGGAGACCATGCAACAGACCAATTTGCGCTGGACCCAAATGCTGCATCAACAGAGTAATTTCTTACAGCAGACAGAGAAACCAAATCCCTTGTCCCAGCATCGTCTGACCTAAACAATGGACGGAGGTCTGTGATGTTTGCTGCCAGTATTTCTGTTTGTCCATTTTGGAGGATGACTCTGCAAATTGGGAGGTCTCTCTCAACCAGAGCAATGTCAGGCACAACAGCTGGAGCAACAGAGGCAACTCCCTCAATGATTTGGATATTGCCTATCAAATCACAAACAACTAAATCAACACGCTCCTCTCCAACAGGAATGGAGCTGGGGTCAAATAGAGGGTCCTGGTCAGCTGAGATGATTTGTTGGTCTCTATATAGAAACCTCCCAGCCTCGACATTGATTGTCAGGTCTGGGATTGCTTGCTCAGCCTGGGCAAATCCAAACAGATTGACTGTTGACCCAACAGCATTGAGCCATTGAGCTGGGATTTGAGTTGGAGGAGCTCCAGCTTTTGCGTCCCCGTTTGTGAATACTGTATCTAAAATTCCCATGTATTTTCCCTATGGTAACGGCAATATTATTGGTCTAGTCAATAATACATTATCTATATAAATTGCATCAACTGCATTTGGGATTGATGTCCCCAGTTGCCCAGCTGTGATTGCTGGAGGATATTGGTCCCCAAATAGAGCTGGCTGGGTCTCTGTCACTGTTAAATAAATATTGAGACCAGAGCCATCATCCCAGGCAACAGTGACAACATTGTCAGCTCCTGAGTTTCTGATGGAAATCATCAAACGGAATGAGTCATCAATCAAATCAATAAATGGGAATGCTCTGGAATCCAGAACAGTCTCAACTGTTGCAACTATTCTGAATAACTCAACAACGCGCGCTCCGGCAAAAAAATCAATATTGCATCTGAGCCCATAGCATGTCCCAAAATCATCCTGGCACTTTGACAGCAACTGGACCTGTTGCTCTGAGTCTCCATCTCCCTCAATTTTAAACCATCCAGAAACCTCCTGGCCAGGTCCTCCTGGCATCAGGTCAATCTGGTCCTGATATGTTGAGAGCCTCTGTCTGTGGTTTGTGCCTGCTGGCAAATTGGCTGAGTCAATCCAGAGCATTGAGCTCTGAGTCTGTCCTGGCAGAGTCTCTGGGAGCCCATCAAGACTGCCATCAACTTTGCCAAATACTACTGGACCAGATGGAGCTGCATCAATTGTCCAGTTGCCTTTGATGAGACCCCCTGCCTCAAACAAATATGGAGCTGGGTCAACTGGGACCAGGAGCCATGAGTTGTCCTCAAATCCCTCAAACCCTGGGAGCTCCAAAAAATTATGTTGAACGCGAGAAAATGCATACACAACAGAATCAAACAGGCATGTGATTGCCTCAGCATCAACAGTCCCAGCAACTATGTCCAGATAATAATGATTTAAAGCATACTGCCATGGAGTGTTGTTGACTAGGTTGCCAGCAAACCCCCCCCAGAGCTCTGCTGGTTGTGCGTTATTAATTACATTTTTTCTGATTCTGTAATTGCTGGAGCCTGATGCCTCAATGAGACTCTCAAAATAGGGGATTGATTGTCCTCCAACAGCATTGAGTTTGGCAACAACAGCAGTCCTCCTCTCATCAACAGTCTGAGCCTGAGTGACACATGGGTCAGGTAGTCCCAGAGCTGACTCCCACTCATCCAGGAGCTCTGTTGTTTTTGTTGGGAGTTTCTCAACCTCCAAATCTGCAACGCGCGCACAAAATCTGGCAATCTCAATGGCCTCAGTATTTGCTAGATTGAAAATCTCAGAGCCCTCAGGAGCATGCCATGCTTTGCCTGGAGGATAGAGATTCAAAAACATGCCTGTGATTTTTGGCCTGTCTAGTGTTACACCCATGTAATTGTCCCCAGGATAAAGATTGCCCCAGCTGATGATGTGACATCCCCTGGAGGATTTGAGACTGTGAAATTGTCAACTCCAGCAGCTGTGCCAACTGCTGTGTTAATGTCTCCAATCTGTATTGTCCCACCTGGGCTGGATTGTGTATCAATCAAATCAAATAAGTTAGCTGTTACATTTGCTCTAGTTGTTGCATTGTCAGGACTGATAGTAATTGTGAAATCTAGGTCCTCCTCAGCCGGAGCAAACACCAAATTTGTTGCAATGCCAGGAGCCTGCAAATCAACATAGTCATGGACCTCCTGGATTTTCAGTGCTGATGGGATTTGACTCCCTCCAACAACTGTAAAAAATATTGTTACAGCTCCCAGGTCAGGAGTGTTTGACTCAACCCAGACATTTTTGATGCCTCCAGTTTCTCTGACCCAATTGGCATAATCAGAATCTGTCCCACCCTGAGGAGTCTCAGCCAGAAACGCAAAAAATCGAACACGCAACTCATCAACAGTCTCCTCATCTGCTCCCCCATTGATGTCATTCTGGAGAGTCCCATTTGGGTCAATCCCAGCAACAGGAGAGACCAGTGTCAGAGTTGCCGGAGCAACTAGGTTGCCAGCAACTCCAGCAACAGTGTCAATGATGTCAACATCAAAAACTCCTCCAGCAATGACTCCAGCAATTGTTGCCTCATAAATTCTATTTGTGTCAGCATTTTTGACCTGAGTCAATGCTGGGACTGCTGAGGTATCAACTCCAGTAAATCTATATAGTCCAGAGCCCTTTGTTGCTGGGAGTTGTGAGAATCCCCAAACGCTGGCCCATTCCAAAAATTTGTCATCATCATCAGCTCTAGGAGTTGACTGTCTAGAATTCCATTCTAAATGCCCATGGAGCTCATGTGATTGTCCAGAGAGAGCCTCAGCTGTTGCATCAACAAAATTATGTTTGAGCCTTGTGTCAGGCATCTCTGTATCAAAATCACTGATGACTCTATTTTCTATCTCTGTTAATGTTGGTCTGTCAAATGCCATTTCAACCTATCGCCTCATCCCACTGCTTTTGGAATATTGTCTCATTGTTTTTTATTAGACTAACAGAATAAATGACCCCTGATTTTGATGCATCTGACCTGACTGGGATGGGGACAATGACCTCATCTGCAATCTCATCATCAATCATCCACTGGAGGCTGTCCTCTAAATAGTCTTTAATCGCGTTTAATGTTGCCTGAGTTATTTTGGACCTGTCTAGGAGCCAGAGCTTTGAGCCCCAATCCCCCCTGGCCCAATAGCCTCTCCTGATTTTGGACCCATCTGGGAGCTCATCATCTTTGTCAGCTAGTTTGTCAGTATAGATGGAGGCAACAACACTGGCCTCCAACTCATCTCCAATTGCAACAATATCTGTTAATTCTGTAAATGCCATTAGCTGGGTCCTGATGTTGGTCCTGTAGGACCTCCATGGATTGGGGTTGTATAGTCATGAGTATGGTCAGAGACTTTGACTCCATTGGCTGTCAGCTCTCCAGTGACCTCAACCTCTCCATCAATTGTCATGGTCCCATTGGTTGTAATCTCAATCCCATTCTCTGTCAATTTGATTATATTGCCATGGGCATCAAACAAACAAGAGTCTCCTTCAGCCAAATCTTTTGGTCTATGCTCTGCATTATTGGAGGCAACAATGATGGGATGGTCCTGGTTTGAACTTACGAACAAAACAACAACCTCTGACTCCTTTGGAGGATTGGACGAGAATCCAAACTCCTGGAATCTCTCAGCATTTGCCAACTGCTTTGCCATCAATTTGACCTGGACATTTTGGACACCCTCAGCATCATCAACAATGTCAACCAGTCCCCTCAAAATCATGCCAGTGACTCTCCTCCTCAGAGGTCTGACAACTGTGTTGATTTTCTCAACCAATGCATCTCTGGTTAAGCTGGCCAAATGTCAAACCCCTCTGGAGCTGAAATTCCATCAATTGGATTCTGGGCAAATGTGAGACTGGTCTCAGTGCCTCCTCCGTTTGCATAGCTTTGGGAAACATCTGTCAACAACATCATCCTATTGATGGAGGCTGTTGGGTCAATGATTCTGATGTTTGTGTTTGGAGTCCAGATGTCTGTCCCATTCCATGTCCAGTCCTGGACATTGTAGGACCTGCCAATTGACTGGGCTCTCCTTTGCTGGAGCTCCCACTCCGCGCGCAATTTTGCCTGGGCTCCATCAGCTGACTCCTCAGAGACAATCAAAAACGGTCTAAATCTAGGGACAGTTGAGTCAAAAACAATAGCCTCAATCTCTGTGGTCAATCCAGGGAATTGTGATTTACAAACATATTTGTTAAACCTGCCACTGATGGCAATTGCTCCAGAGCCGGATTTGATGTTTTCGCCATATTCCAAAACAAGGTCTGGGAGTTTCTCTGTTGAGATTTCAGTGATGACTAGGTTGCCATCAGCATTGGTCTGGAGGATGAGCTTATTGGTTGTGACCAGTTTGCTCAATGTCTCGTAAGGAGATGCCCCCTCCTCAAATGCAAATTTTTTGATTTTGGGATTGGTTGCAGATTCCATGACAACATCAATGCCAAATGGTTTGCAGAGTTTGTCAGCAATCTCCTGGACTGTCAAATTGTTGAAACTGCCAGAGTTGTCAACAATTGCACAATCAACCAGGTCAGATGTTTTGGACCTGCCAGAGTATGCAATGACATTGGATTCAGCCTCAAATGATGGGTCCATTGAATCAATGTAGCCTGTTGTTACTTTTTGGCCTCCAACTAAAATCTCACACTCAGAGCCTGGGAGGATTTTCCTGTTGGCAGGGTCATCAGTCCATTTGTTGATGGCAGTAAAATTGAAACTATGAGACAGAGCATTCATGCTCCTGGTCACTGTTGCAGATTCAAAACCTCCAAACTGTTTGCCCTCAACTTTGATTGTGATTTCTGTCATGGCCTGATGACTTTGATGTCAGAGTTGCCTGGGACATAAAATGAGTTTGGGAAATCGTTAACTGAGACTAGCTCATCATAACGCTCAATTGACCCATATTGGTTTTGTGTATGGACCAGCCCGGGCAATGGTCCAGATGATTTCTCAATTGTCACTCTAGCTAGGTCTCTTGACTCAAAATCTTTCTGTAGTGCTGATTTCATATTGTTTAAGGCAATATAAAGCTCATCAGGAGCCTCTCTCTCCAGTTTCTTTGTCTGAGTAGCTATCTGATTAAATACGCGCGCTGCGTCCTCATCTGTCCTGTATGTCCTATGGGATGCGATTGAGACAGCTGCTGATAATGCCTGACTCTGTATAAATTGAGTTATTTGAGCCTGATTGTTTGCCTCCTGGACCCTGTTTGCTGTCACTGGGTCTGGAGGAGTTGTGTCATCATTGAACTCATTGAAACTGGCCATGCCCAAATAATAGTCCAGGAGCCTCCCAGTTGATTCAATGGAGCTCCTGATTGTCCTAGCAGCATCTGAAAATGAGCCATAAATACTGGAGAAACTGGAGGCTAGTTGGGATGGAGTGCTTAGCAATGAGCCCAGCTCATCCCCCAGCGCATTGACATCATCTGCAAAATCAGCAGCAGCTGCCTGAGTTGTATCAATAATTCCATTGACAGCCCTCAACTGACTGACTGCATTGTCCAACTGCTCCTGGGCATTCTCTGCCACAAACTGAGCAGTGTCAGCAATAGAGAAACCCTCAGCAAAAACATCATTTGATGCAATCGCGCATGCAGCTGATGCAGCCTGGGAGAGTGTTGGAAAATCATCAATCTCAGATGGGAATGTTTTTTCTCCCTCCAGAATGAATGTGATTGAAAAACGAGCAAACCCGCCCTCTGCTGCTGATTCTGTTGGTCCAGTAAAATTCTGGACTATGACCTTTTTTCTGCCCAGGTATCTGTGGACCAGTATTCCAGGTCCATCAGCGTCCAATGCTTTTTGGAGTGCATCTCTCTGGACAGTATAGTCAAACCCATTGAACCCAGTTGCCAGGACATAGCCCTCAACTGAGAATGGTTTTTGTTTCCTGCCAAGGTCCTCAACCCAGCCAAGGTTTTTGCCTGGAAATTCATGGAGCGCGCTCCTCCTCCCTCCAGATGGAGAGTGGGAATCTGCTGAGAATGCAATGTCTCTGAATGACCATGGCTCTAGTGTATCTCTCCAGCTCATTGTGTAACCGCCATGAGTCCAGTGTCAACCTCAATATCCATGAGACCCTTTTTGACTATGCTTTTGATTTTGACCGGGACATCAGCAACCAACTCTATTTTGAGTCTATTGATTGTCCCAGCGATTGACCCAGCTCCAGATGATTGAGCAACAGCCGGAGACAAACTAGCAACAGAAACCTTTGGGACTGCTGATGCCTGAGCAACAACTGACTTTGGGACTCCTGTTTTGAGGAGTGTTTTTGTTTTTTCTGAGGCAACCAATCCAACATCATTGAGCTGCTTTTTTTCCTGGGGACTGGGTTTGTTTTTTCTACGTCTATTAAATTTCTCAATGTTGGTCTCAGATGTATCTGGGATTAAATCTCCAGTGACCAGTTTTTTGATTGCAGTCCCAATGTTTCCAGAGGACACCAAATCAAAAAAGTTGCCCATCCCAACAGTTAGCTCAGCAACCTCTCTGGCAGTCTCCTCAACCAAATGGAAAATCCATCCAAAAACATCAGCGACTCCATAGCCTACAGTGAGAAACCCATCAATCACATTGGCCATCCTCTCAGCTATTCTGTCCAGGCTCCCATTTTGCTCCATCTCATCAATGCTCCCTAGGATGCCAGAGAGTCTATTTTTCATTGTGTCAAATACACCTTTTGACATGACTTTGTTTTGGAATCTGGTCCACTGGTCAGAGACATTGGATGTCATCCCACTCCAGGTTTTGGATTGGAGCTCCATGGCCCCTTTGTACTTTTGATTCCAAATAGCCTCCAGAGTGCTCTGGATTTGTTTCCTGTTTGCTTTGTCAACAGATTTAAACCTCTGCTCTCCAGCTGCATCAGTAAATGAAAAAATAGCCTTTTTGCCCTCAGTGCTGGCTTTGATTCCAAATTCTTTTAACCGCTCAAACTCTCCAGTTGTCGCATCAGCAACAGCCTCAACAGCCTGCTCCAATGGTTTGCCCATGGCGCTGGCTGTATTGCCCAGAGTTTCCAGGAGTCCCTCCGTGGGCTCCAAACCAAATGCTCTCATCTTGACAAATGCATCTGTGACAGCTGTCAACTCAAATGGAGTTTTTGCAGCAAAATCAGAAACCCAATCCATGGACTTTTTTGCTTTTTCTGAGCTGCCCTCAACTGTTGTAAGGATTGCCTCAAACCGCTCAAAACTAGCAGCAGTATCAACAAATGTCCTCTTAAACAATGCCCCAGTTGCAACACCAACTCCAGCTATCGCTGTTGTTGCCTTTATTGCAAACTTGGCTGCTCTTGCGCTAGTTTTGCCAATTTTGCCTAATATTTTGAAACCGTCTATTTTTCTTTTTTGTTTGTCAATAGCCCCAGAGGTTGAGTCCATTTGACTCTCCAAACGTTTCTCCTCATCAGCTAGATTGTTAACATTGACACCTAAATCATTAAGCCCAGTTTTTAGAGACCTCGCCTTAACATTCGCCTGGTTAAATGCACTCCTTAATCTTTTAGATTTAATTGTCCCAGACTCTGGTAGCTTATCAATGCTAATACCTAATTTTTTAAGGTCATCAGTAAGAGCCTCAACCTGAGCTCCTGATTGCATAAATGATTTTTTTAGACGTTTTGAGCCCTCAGCCCCATTGTTTGTTTTTGTCCTAAGCTCCTCTAATTTTTTGTTAGCCTTTTTAAATCCCGCAACTTTCGACATTGTGGTATCAAGAGCATCTGATTCATTGCGTAAACTCTCTAAATTGCTTTCAGCTTTTTTATATGCTGATATTTTCTTAAGGGTCCCATCAAGAGACTTTTTAGAGTCTTTTAATTTTTCTAATTTTTGAGCTGCCCTAAAACTGGCTGATGTAATAGTCTTTAATTTTTTGGAGATTCTGTCAGCAATGCCAATCTCAATCTCAACTTTTTTATTTGCCATTATCAGCTGGCTCCAGGTATTTTGTTAATCTCATCAATGGCAATCTGTAACATCTCAACTAACCTCCCAACTGGCATCTCCTCAGAGTGAGCTGGAGACAATTTTAAATAAACAGAACATTTACCAATCAGGCTCCAGATTTCTCCTGATTGGATTGGGGCTCCCCCATTATACTGTCAGCAAAATTCAGAACCTCATCCAGGTCCTCCTCAGACAACTCTGAGAGGTAATCCATATCAGTCCCAGTCTCAGCAGAAACTAGCGCCAACATGGACCTGAGTTTCCCTCCTGGGCACTCCTCAAACGCCATGAGCCCTTTGGCTCTAATCTTTGGGCTGAGAAATACAATCTGGGTCAACTCTGTTGCTCCTGGGATAGGTACTCTCAACTTAATTGTATATGGGAATACTACAACAGGGACATCTTTTTTTGTTTCTGTTTCTGTTTCTGGTTCTGGGATTTGATTTGTCATGATTTGCGCCTCTTGACCTTATGCCGGGTTAACTTGTTTGCCCATGAATGTCAGTGATATTTCTCCAGATTCTCCATTGAGCTCAGCTGGCTCAGAGAGCCAACATTCCTGGAGCTTATATGTGACCCCAGTGTCAGTTTCAAATTGGAGAGTGTCATCAACAATGTTGTTGAGTGCAATGACATCCAGACCAGCAACATGCGAGATGCTGCAACTGACCTGAGGAGCTATGATTGTTTCGTTGTAACCATCAACCCCAGCATCTGAAACAACAGCTGAGCGAGTGACCCCACCAAAATTGATTGTGGCGCCAGGTCTGGACCTAAGTTTCCCAAACCCTGCAACATTTATAAATACTCTGCCCGTAACTTTTGACATGCTAAATCTCCTCTAGACTCTGAATTGGGTTTTTTGTGCCCCAACTCTAAACTGGTTAATTAGGTTTGGAGAATCCTGGACATTGATTCGATTTTTATCAGTTCCATCTCTCTCAACAATCAAGGTCTCTAGATAGCCATCATAGTCCTCAGCCCAGGCTAGGTCCTCAATAAAATTGGTATACATTGCCAACAGCTCAGTCTTAATGATTTGAGGAGTCACAACTGGCTGGCCAGCAGCAAAATTAGTCCCATCATCTGCCAGCTTATGCCTGCCAAATTTAGTGGCAATTGTCGCGCGCTGGATGTCTCTGATTCTATCCAATGTCTCTGCTGTTTGTATATCCAAATAGGCAGCATCAGGGAAACCCTGGTCATTGATTTGAAAGTTTGTAATTTGACGCTCAATAAATGACCGCCCATCCCTGGATGATTTCTGGGTTGCAATGCCATCAAACAGGAGAGTGTTTCTCTCTGCCTGGTCCCATTGGACATCAGCCTTTGCTGGAATGAATCCATTGAGCTGCAATGATTGCAATGGCCGCGCTGGGTCATTCAATAATGATGCCCCTGCAACAGCTGTGTTAATTGCTGCCAGAATAAATGGAGGAGTGGGACTGATGTTTGAGCCCATTGTTGTTATATGAGGAGAATTGTTGAGAGCTCCAAATCCGGCTGTTGCTGCCAGGTTGCCACGGAATGCATTGAATGCGCGTCCTCCGATTGAAACCATTGGGCCAAATCGTCTGAGCAACTCTGCCTCCAGGAGGTCAATGTTGCCTGAGTCTGTATAAGGCATTGCAATCCAGTTGTATTTGTCATCAGCCATGGTTGCAATAACCTCTGTGATGTCAGGATTGCCAGCTCCAGCTGTGCCAGTCCCCATTGCATTGATTGTCAAACCAACTCCATCAGGGAGGACCTCATCAAATAAATTGGCAGAGATGTCAATCTGGTTGCCATTCTCTCCATCATTTTTTGCTGTGATTGTGACAGTGCCCAATGCATTGACAGCAGTAACCATCATGCGAGCGTCAGCTGTTATAGCTGCAACCAGGGAATCTCCAATTATTGTTGGAGTGTCTCCAGAGGCAACTGCTGCCTGGATTTTTCTGCCTCCAAAATAAATTGTGAGAATACCATCTCCAGTTGCTGGGTCAGTTATAACCAGAGAGCCAACTGATGGCACTCCAGCAAGTAGGTCAATCTGTGGGATGACATACATTGTCAGAAACTTTGCAGATGGGACAGCTTTAAATGCGTATACCATCTCAGATAAATGGGAGCCCACTCCAAATAGATTGGCCCCCTCATCTCCATCAGACACCAAAACCAACTCATCTGGAGTTGCTGTGCCAGTTGGCAACATTTGTCCTGTTATAAGGACTGTAAATTCTGTACTCAATGCCCCTGCCAGGGATGAGTCAAACTCTATAAAATAGCCAGGAGTCCTGAGATTTCCTGGGATTTGGTCAAATGAAATACTCATGATTTGTCATCCTCTTTAGGTTTTTTGGGCTCAACAGCCAAAACAACTGACTCATCTCTCAAACGTCTGACCCAGTATGTGTTGTGTGGTTTGCTCTCTCCATCTGATTTGAGAGGGACTCCAGATTTTGGGTCTCTGACAATCGTGCCAGCTGTTTTGGCTGGCTTAATGAATATGCGTTTAATGTTTGGTTGCTTTTTGTGCTCAGGAGCAACGCGCGCCTTATGAGTGACAGGTTTTGACTCAATCACTTCTTTCTTTTTTGTTTCAGTTTTATCAGCCATCAGAACCCTCCAGGGTCATATTATCAATTGCATTCTCTAGTGTATCACCAATTCTATGCTCTGCATTATAGAGCTCAAATTCTCCAACATCTCCCTCCTTAGGGAGCAGTAACCTATCAACAGTTATTGTCTGATGCCATGAGACTACCCATGAATCATAACCAGTACCGCCTTTTTTTGCACTATCTCCCATGTCCACAAATTTGCCGGGACCAATATGGAACCTCTCCGGCCTACTGACAAAATCAAAACCAAGGTCATTGCCATATATTATACGGCCTACAGCTAGACCAAAAATCCTCAGCTGGAGCTCCAGGTCTTGATTGGATATTCTGGTTTGGATTCCTAAAACACAATGAGCATTCATAAAACAATCAACAGCAATTTGATTCTCATCATCCTCATCAAATGTCATCTCGTCTAGTTCTATAATTACAACAGGAGTCTTTGGAAAATCGTGTCTATACTCGTCCTTATAGACTTCTACATTTGTAACCTCTCCAGGATTTTGGTTTGGTATTGCATCAAATATACAGTCATGCAAGGACCACATATAGACAAATAATTCTGTGTTTGGAGTCATATTCTAATCTGTTTGAATTGTCTGGAGAGCTCATCTCTAAATTTGGTCTCTGCCATTTTTGAGAATTTGTTTGCAATCTCCATCTCTCTCCCAGATAATGGGATGAGTTGCTTGTTAACTGGAAATCTTTGGGACCCAGTACGCTTATAAACGCGAACAGATGAGCCCTGTCTGATTGATGCCATAAATGCTCCAGCAAAAAAATGGTCTCCAGAGAGGACCCCGGATTCTGTCTCAACAACTTTTTTTGCGGCCATTGCATCAATGGGATTTAATCCCAGCCAGATTTTTGCTATTCGTTTTGATTTGACTTTATTGGTTGAAACAAAAACTCTCTGCCTAACTGCTTTGAGTTTTAGTCCAAACTCAATAGACATCTCTCTGACAACTCTGGTTTTAATCCAGCGAGCAGTTGAGATTAATGCCCTGCTGACTGCTTTGTCAACTTGTTTGACTGTTGCATTAAGCGCCTCTGGAATCTGAGCCAGCTCATCATCCAGGCTAAATGCTGCAAAACTATCTCCAGCGACTTGTCCCACCGCTGGCAACCTCTGACTGATTCTCAGTTAACTCAACTAAAATCAGTCCATCTCTGTCATTGTATGGCTCAATCATATAATAGAGGATGCCATCATTGGTCAGAGTGTAACCCTGAGCAACATTGTCAGCATCTGCCAACTTACAACAGAAAATGGGATTTGTGGACCTGCTGACAACCTTTGCATCTGATGAGGAGCCTGACTGTCTACTGAGCTCAATGTCAGTGTCAGGGTTGTCAATAATACCAAAAACAGTCACTGGCCCACCAACGGGACCAGTGACTGTGAAATCATCTCCTAAGGCATCAATGATGTCAGCTGTTGCTGATATAAACAGAGACCTGGACAATGAGTGCCTACTCTAAATCCTGAGCCTGTTTAGGGGCCTCTGGAGGAGTGTAGACCTCAATTGATTCTCTGTCAATCAGGAACTTAATGAGCTCCTTGTCTTTTGTAGAATCAAGGTTAAAAGTCTCTCCGGCATTGATGATGACATTTTCTCCAGATTTGCCATCTTGTTTTTCCTTTCGACCCATCTGGATTTGTTTCTTTGCTATATATTGTTTTTTAGGCATTATGCGCTCCTAAGTGCTATTAATAAACTGTTACGCCAGCAGATGCATTGGGTCTAGCAGGGACCATCAATGGAGCTGATTGGCTCATTACATATTCAACAGATGGGTCATTTTCAACCCATGTTTTTGGCCAGACCTGAGTGGCCATGAGAGCCTCAACATCCAGAATTGCTCCAAATGCTCGAATCCCCTCAACTGCCGCTGAGCCCAGAATTATCTCATTATCTGGGACATACATTTGTTTTGTGCCTGCTGGTTGCTCATAATAGCCAGTATAGACCCAACAGCGAATGTTGCCGCCTAAAGTGCCCACCATGCGAACAACAGAGCCATTGCCTGGAGCTATTTCCAATGCAGACTCAGAGCCACGTAGGTCAGTGTTAATTGATTCTTTGACCTCATCAAATGATTTAAACCTATTCCATGCACCACGACCAAAAACGATGTCAGAAATTGGAGCCTCCATCAACTCTCCCCAGTCATCAATGTCCTGGAGTGGGGTTGCAGTTGACTGGTCCCATCTAGCAGCTCCAGCCAGAGCAATTGTGAGATTTGGGTCTCTCTGGAAATCAACCTCAACTGTTGGATAATTGTCCCCAGCAACTGTGACCTTACCAGCGCGCATTGCCTGCACTGCCATCCATTCCCAGCGTCTGCGGATTTGTTTGGCCTGTTGGACAATGATTTCCATGACAGTCATCTCTCTACGCTCAACTAAACTCAGAGGAGCATTGAGAGCCTCTCCTGCTTTGCGTTTGAGTAGTTTGCCAGGTTGTACCGCGCTTTTAGGTTTGACATAAGCCGGAGTAAACTTTTTGGCTGATTGTCCCTGATGTTTGTGGACTTGACCCTGCACAACAGGAGACACAAATGGAGCCAGCGTTAAATCAGTGCTCAGCTCATCAATGACAATCTCCTCTGTTTCAAACTCAGCAATATCTGGAAAAAATAAGCTAAGGATGAGAGGCTCAAATTGTAGGTTTTTGTCTAGCTCTGTAACCGATGCTACGAGCTCCGAAGTTGTGAATGTTTCTGTAGCCATAATAGTTACCCTTTAAACCGCTGTAACGGTTTTGACATCAATGGGAGTCCCATCAAATATTTGTTTTTTGAGGTCATCTGTTGTTAATGCTGCATCAAAAACAACCAAATCAATTGCAAACTGACCCCCTGAATAATACGGCCCATCAACATCTCCAGCAGATGCATCAATTGCACATGCTAGAATGCCCATGGCAACCTCTGACCCATCAACAGCAGCTGGGTCATGAGCAATCAATTTGTCTGATGCTGTGACTCTGCCAATGACAGTGAGCTCAGCCAAATTCTGGCCTGAGAGGATTGTCCCGGTTTGTGTTGTATGTGACCCTCCAATGAGGGCTCCGTTTGTATCATATGTCTCTACACTAGATGACGCTATTGGTCCTGACATTTTTCTCTCCTACTTTATAAAATAGTTAATTGTTAGTTGACCGTATGGCCATGGGATTCTAGATACTTAACAGCAGCTGTTGTCCCTCTGTTGACTGACCTAGGCTCTCCACTAGCAGAGCCATCTGGAGCAATTCCATTGCCTCCAACGTTACCCATTGCAGCATCCAGCAACTCTTTTGGAGCTGCTGCCTCAGCAGCTGCCTCAATCTTTGTTGATGCTGACAAAATCGCAACTGATGCCTCAACAGAATTATCTGTCTCAAATGCCAAATGATTGGCCAGAGCAGACCTGCCATCAGCCTCAGCATGGGTCAATATTGATTTAATGCGTTGTTTCTCATCTGACAACTCTGGGGCTGTACTCGCTTGAGTATCATCTCCAGCAGCTGTTTCCTGGGAGGTCTCAGCTGTGACAGTTGCCTCTGTTTCTGGGGTTGCATCATCATCAGTCGTTGCTGATGCTGTGGCCCCTGGTTTTGTCTCACTCATTCTGGTCCCTCCTGGATTTGTTATGAGTCTATTTTTCACAGAGACAGAATCTCTGAGTGTTTCAAATGTTTCCTGGAATGTGCCAACTCTGTCAGCAAATCCAATGTCAACAGCAGTCTGTCCCATGAAAACTTTTGCCTCAGTTGCTAAAACTGAGGCATCAGCCATGTTTCTATTTCGGGCTATTGTTAACGAGAATAAAGCTCGCAACTCATCAATCCCCTGCTGAAACTCAGCTCTTACTGAGTCCGGCAATGGTGTATATGGATTGCCATCTGCTTTGTGTGCCCCTGCAAAAATTAGAGACACATCAACTCCAGCGCCCTCAATTTGTTTGCTGAAATCTACATGAGCCATAATAACTCCAACAGAGCCAGCTCTCCCAGTCCTGGGGATGACAATCTCATCAGCAGCTGATGCTATTGCAAAGGCAGCTGATGCAGCTGTCTCATTGATAAATGCTGTGATTGGCTTTGGTCCTCTTGATTCAAACAGGAAATCTGCAAAATCAAATAAACCAGCAACCTCTCCTCCTGGACTATCAATGTCCAATAATATAGCTTTAACCATGGGATTTTCTAACGCCATGATAATTCTATTTTGTAAACCATTGAGACCAGTCATTCCAGAGTAAGGTCTGATTGACCCCTGTCTCTGGACAATTGTCCCCCTGACATCAATTATTGCTACTCCATCCACAATATTAATAAATCGTGAATGGTCAGCCATTGGGAAACTCTCCTGTAGAGAGCCCATTATTTCTGTTGGAGAATAATCCTGACCATCAACATCAGTAATTGAGTTGATTTTCAATTTGTCAGAAAGCACACTCAGCAATATTTTTGCCTTTGATGGGTCTAGCAATAACGGCGTATTGAATGCCCTTGCTGCTAAATACTCATAAGGAGCGCGCATGCTTTTTGTAGAATTGGTCATGTGTTATTTGTATCAACTCCAGGAGATTCTTGCTCAGGGGCCTCTGGAGGCTCTGAGAGAATCCTGTCAGCTAACCCCAAAAATGGAGCTGGCAATCCCAGACTGGTCAGGATTTTTCTCTCCCTGGCAATCTGCTCAATGACCTCTGTCCAGTCTCTGCCTAATTGAGCACATGCCTCCTCTAATGAGATGAGACCAGTGTCTAATTGCAGGACAATTGTTTTGGTTTCTTTGAGTCCATCAATTTGAGGCTGGCCAGTTGCAATCCAGCTGGCATTAATCCATGCTTCCTTAGCATCCCAAAAACCAGGGACTCCTTTGGGGACCTTTATTTCTCCAGAGTCCAGAGCCTCCTCCAGCCATAATGAGTAAATTTTGGAGGCCAGGGGAATTGCTACGATGTTACGCATGCCCATGAAATATCTCCAGGACTGCATCATTGCAGCTCTAGCTGAGCTAAAATTTGTTTTTGTAAAATCTCTGGAGAACTCCTCATAGGACATATTAAATCCAGCTGCCATCCTACGGACAAACGACTGCTCAAATGGAGAAAAATCAGCAGTTACTGAGGCTCTATTTAAATTGAGCTTATTGTTGGGAGGCAGATGGACAATTTTGGCTCCATCAAATTTGAGATTATTTTGGTTTGTGTACCAGTCCTGGAATTGCATATACTGACCCAGGTTGCTGGTCTCTAAATCATCTTTATTTGTTACACCTATTGCATCAAATATTGTCTGGCTGTCCATGTTAGATTCAACAGTCACAGCATACATTGCATTTAAAATAGCATTCTGGAGATGGGAGTCAGAGAATTTCTCCAACATTTTGACTGATTTTAAAACAGAGACCAGTCTGTTGATGCCTCTGGTCTGTCCGGCTCTCAATGGCTCAAACACATGGAGCATTAATTCCCTGCCCCAGGGAGCTCTCCTGGGGACATCAGTCCATGTGTGAGTTTCAGACCCAGCCAGGGACCTCTCCGATTTGTGAGAATTTCTGACCCAAAAACTGCTGGCCTCTCCCATAGCATTCATTTGGACCCCAGCTCTGAGGCTGTTTGTGTCCTGTCTGTCATGAGGGTTGCTGATTCTATCTGGGTCAATCAATCTGATTGCTGTCTTATATTTGCCTCTATTTGGAATCCACTCAGCAGATGCAAAAATCTCTCCAGATGTGACAGCTGTCCTGACACCCTCTCTGATGATTCCTGTAAATGTCCTGCGTCCCTCAGCATCAATCCAGTAATCACATGACTCAGCCCAGAGAGAAAATTTAGCCTCAATTTCCATGGAGAGCTCAGCAGCTTGCTCCTGGTCTAGACCCAACATTTTTGCATTTGGTTTGGCTGAGAGTTTGAATGATTTCCCAACAACAGCATCCACATGTGTCTGGATTCCTGATGAGATTAATGAGTCATTCCTGGCCAGGTCCTGGGACCTGTTTGTCAGTTTTTCTCTGTTTGGCAAATAGGCAGCATCTGCTGATTGTTGTCTGGGATTCCATCTGGCCAGCTCTCTGCTAACAGCTGAGCCAGAATAGCTTTGGTTTGGCCCACCAGTCATTGATGCTGCTGGTTCCCCATTGGGAGCCAGGATGACAGATGTTTCTGGGATATTATTTGCACTCACCAAATCACTCCACCTGGTCTCTGATTGCTGCATTTAAATTCAAGCTCAGAAATACGCTCATTTAATAATGCTAATTTGGGACCAGTCATGTTTGTATATTTAATGCTACGGCCTTTGATGTCAGCCTCTGCAACTAGACTACCAGTCATTATTTTAAACTTAGCTGCTTTGAGTGCTGCCAACTCATCAATCTCATCCTGTGTAGCTGCCATCAGTTAACCTCCCAGCAATGATTTCATGTTATCAGTCATAGTAGCTCCAGCCTCATTGTCCCCTCTATTGGCAGATTTTGCAAGACTCTCCAATCTCACTCTGAAAATTCTCATGGCTATTTTCAATGCTGCGTAGCTATAAACACGGCAATCTGTAGCCTCATTCCTGACACCCGGTTTGCAAACATATTTGTCAACACGTTTGCCGCCTGGATATGTTGGGACCTTTTTTTCAGCTGTCAACATTTTATAGAATACCTCATCATAACCAGTTGACTCATCAATTGGAAAATGACAAAATCCTGGTCCAGATTCAAACATCCTGAGCCTGGGGAAAATAATGTCCTTGATTGTATCGGTCCCCAGGGATGTTAAATAAACTTTTTTATCTGATTTCTTTTGAGGGAAACTCTCAATGGGTTTGCCTGCAATGCTGGCTCCTTTGATTGGGATGGCCCATTTGAGTCCATTCTCCTTTGAAAAATCATAGACAGAATCTGGTTTGTAACCAGAGTCAATGGCAGCAATTGAGACCCTGATTTCTGTCCCATCTTTTTTGTGGAATGCTTTTTTTAATTCTGCTGCGAATTTCTTACGGTCTTTTAATTGAGTAATGTCTCCATGTAGGACTCCATATTCAATGCCCCAGGATTCCTCTCCCAGACCCCAGCCAACAACCTCCCACTCAAACCTATCAGCTTGAATGTCAGCTCCAACTGTTAAATAAACAACCTCATCAGGGACCTGGGCAATGTATGGCTCAGCCTTGTTTTGTATAGTTTCCCAGTCTAATTTTTCTCCCTGGTCATCATCCCAACACTCTCCCAAAACGGTGTTAACAAAAACCTGGAGAGTCAATGGGTCTCCTTTAGAATCCAAAAACTCCTGGACCAAATTGCTCCAGGATGCATTTGGGAATGAGCTGTACAAAGTAGAAACATGAAATCCAGCATGTCCATTGAATGGTTTTGTAGCAACCCATTCCCCATTGTCAGTCATCCATGATTTTGAGCTCTCCTCAATTTTGCCATGACAATGTTTGCAAATATAATGAGCTGTTAATGGGAGATGATTTCCCTGGGCATCTCTGTCCCAGGAGATTCCATGAGTTGCTTTTTTTTGTTTTGGTTTGCTGTCATCTTTTTTGGAGGACCTAAATTCCCCCCAGATTAACCGCTGAGTTTTTTTGCAATGAGGACATGGAACCATAAAAAATCGCTGGTCAGATTTCTCAAATAGACCCTCAATTCTGCTCTGTCCTTTGATTGTTGGAGTGCTCCCATAAATAAATTTTGAATGAGGAGAGGACAGAGCCCGTTTCTCTCCCAATTTGAGTTGGTCTCCCTCAGCCCCTGCTCCGATTATATAGCCATCGCACTCATCAAAAACAACAGTGTCAACTGTTATCCTCCTAAAACTCCTGGGAGTATGGGCTCCAACAATGTTGAGAGTCACTCCTGGAGCCTGTTTTTTTAACATTGTATTTGATGAGGTTGATTTTTTTACATCAGAAACCAAACCATTTAAGACTGGGACATCTCTGAGCATTGGAGCAATCTCATCTTTTGAGAAACCTTTGGCATCATCATCTGTAGGCTGTACGATGAGCATGGACCGCTTTGCTGTATGGATTGACCTGCCAACATAACTGCAAATCATTTTTGTGTAACCAGTCCTAGATGATTTCATCATGGTTACTTTGGGGATTTCATCATCAGACATTGCATCCATGATGCCTATCTGATAGCCAAATGATTCCCATTTTCCTGGCTCTGATGATGACTCTGCACTGAGATACATAAACTCATCAGCCCACTCCGACAAACTCAGAGGAGGGTCAGTCCTCAGAGCTCTGCTGGCTGAGTCAATCGCTCTGATTAAGGATGGATGGAATGACATCAGATGAGGCTGAGTTGCATGCATCAGCTACTAGTTTTTGAATCCATTGAGCATCCCTGGCTGATATGTTTGGGAGTCTGGACTTGATTTTAATTGGGAGGATTGAAAAATGATTTTTGAGCTCAGAAAAAATAGCAGTCAGTACCATCTCAACCTGGTCAGATGAGACCAACTCAGCTCTCATTTTTTCAACAGTGAGCTGTTTCTCATCTGCCTGATATTTTGTGAGTCTGGATTTTTCAACCTGATAGCTGATTTTCTCTGGAGACATAGTTGCTCCAGTTGCAGATGCTCTGAGCCATCTGATGTAGGTCATTCTGGCTCTGTCCAAATCGTATTTAATAGCACGACCTGACCCGCTGACACAACTGTCAAAAACATTCTCAGAGTTTAATGCTCTGATTCTCCTGGTTGTTAAATCCAAATGCTCTGCCAGTTGACCCTGATTGACCAAATTCACAACAGATTTTTTTGCTATTGTTGCTGTAGATTTAGGAACTGTTTTTTTTGATGGAGGAGATTTCCCCGGAGCAACTTTTTTGCCCGGAGCTTTTTTGGTTGCAGATTTGGACGGTTTTTTTTTGGCAACAACTTTGGGAGCTGTTGCTTTTTTTTGACCAGGTTTTGTTGGAGATTTCCTGGGTTGCCTAGCCTTTTTGGGAGCTACCATTTGCCAAATCCTGGGATAGTACAAGCGGAACCGGAAACCATTCTCAAAATAATTGGTAAGTAGTGATTTTTCGCGTGTTCTTTACC